TTAAAGACGAGGGCGATCTGCGCGAGGTTTGGGCACGGCTGGGAGGTCCGCCATCATGGCGCGAATACTCTCTCTGATCACCTTGTCCCGAGTTTCGTCAATGTCGCGCGTGGATGCCCCCTTCGGCTGAAGGGCCGCAGTATTGAAGCGTTCCAGAGGCACGAGTCCACCCGCACGGCTGGACACATTGATCTTCGGGGAGACACCGGATGTGGCTGTGCACACGATATCCCCCCGGGCTGCGACCGGCGTGCAATGGTAAATCAGGACGATCTCGTACTGGTTCGCGGGAAAGCGCTTCAAGTATTCGGGGGTGATGAGATCGCTTATCAGCGCCGCTAAATCCGCAGACTTACCATCGCCGAAGTAAGTGAGGGTGAATTCACCGGCTGCGGTAGCGCCAAAGGATGTGCAAAGCAGCGTCAGCAACAACGCGAGTTTCGATTTCATGCAGGGTTCCCCGTTGGATTCAAACGTCTCGAATGCTGTCGCGTCCTGCGAGGGCCGCTACGTGCGCTAAAGCCGACGCATCTCCCTTGATTCAAAAGATTGAGGTTCGCAGTTCGCCAGTGAGCGCTATGGCTCTCGATCTGCCGCCTTTCTTGGCCCGTTCCTTCGCGGAGCGCAGATCTGTGGGGCATAATCGCCCACATCGGCGGTTCGCGGCGAATGACGCGACGAGGTCGGTAAGGATTGGTATGACGACTGGCTTTGCGCTCGATGGATGGGGCTCGGCCGTTTTTTGACGTTATCTGATGTCTCGCATATGAGTGCAAGGACTGCGCCAAAATCTGCGTAGTAGTCCTACGCGCCAGCAAAAATACTAGAAAGTTTCTAATATACCGACCGGCTTGCACAAAATTTCGGCGCCACGAAAAAACCCGCACAGCCAAAGACTGTGCGGGTTCAATTCCTGGTCGGGGCGAGAGGATTTGAACCTCCGACCACCTGCACCCCATGTCGCACGTTAACCCTATTAATTCATATGGTTACGTGATTTTGTCTAACTTGCTGATTAAATTCTGTGCACGCAATCATGCGGGTTTGAGACGCATCAAAATGCCAAGTTAGACAGTAAAATGCCTCATCAAGCATGCTTTAAGGGCACCGGGGATACCCGTTCCACTTGCCGAGATTTGGTGTAGTGCGCTGTCATCTCAGCGGTCGTATGCCCACCCAGAGCTTGAGCGGCGGCAGCACCTTCGAGCCGCTTCATGTCGGTCAATGCCTTGGCGCGCAAGTCGTGGAAGTGCGTGTCCCTTAAGAACTGCATATCAGGGACTATGCCAGTCTCTATGCAGGCTTTCTCGTATGTCTCGCGGGCTCTCTGGCATGCACGCTTCCATGCCGATTGCGCCCCGCTGTATGTGAATCTGTTCCCGGTCTGGGTGCATATCACAGGGCCTATCGCCTTCACTTTCCCGCCCTTCGCGCGGTCGATGGTGGCCCTTAGATCTGATGTCATTTCCACTAGCATGCGCACACCGCTCGAATTCACAGTCTTGGCAGGCTTGAAATAGATCCCTTCGTCGCTCACGTCCTGCCAGTTGAGTGACAAGAGATCGCTGATGCGCTGTGCAGTCTGATATGCAAGATCAATCAGACAAACAATCGTCTGACCTGAGTCGGTCTCTCGTCCGTCTCGCCCGAGCAAAACGGCAGCCTTGATCGCATCGAACTCGGCATCGGTAATATACCGATCGCGCTTGCGCTCGATTGCTCCCTCTACCTCGCTGGCCGGATTGCTATCGCGCAAGCCCTTGCGAACTGCGTGCGCGAACAACAACGAAAACAGTGCGCGGTACTTGTTGCTGGTATTCGGTTTAGCCTCGAAATGTTTGTCGAGAAAGCGGGCGATGTGCGTAGGTTTAACGTCGGTCACTTGCCACTCGTCGTCAAACTCGCTACGAATGAACGTCGCCATGCGCCGGTAATCCTCTCGTGTGGAAAGAGCGTACTTACCGAGCTTTTTTAGGAGCCAGTCGTCTATCAGGGCTGGCATCGTATCAACCGGTATAGCATCCGCGTCGCGCGTGAACTTCGCCAGTTCCCCATACAGCGTCGTGAGTCCATCCGAAACGCGGCACAATTTATGCCATTTACGGCGCGCGTCTACAAACCACCAGGAACCGTGCTTTTCGTACACGCGTGACGGGAGAGGGGAGGCGTTCTTGCGTCGTCCGATCATTGTTAGGCTGCCTTGCGATCAGATTTCAATTTAGGTTCTTTGCGCGCCGGTGGCTGCTTCGCCGCCCCAGCACCAACGATATGGTGGCGCCATACTCGAACGCTCCCGTCGGGACGCCGATCTGCGGGGATGCCGGCTCGTTGCAGGGCGGCGAGTTGCTTGATGTGCTGCTTGTAGCCAGTCGCCTCAACTATCTCGTTTTCGGTAAGGGTCAGCGGTTCCATGTAAGTCCCTCAATTTACTTTTCCGGCCGCTCACACCAATCACAGTCCCATTTCGGCGCGATCCCATGCGGACATGCGTTGTGCTCATCATCGTATTCGGCTTCTGGCTCGTTCCAGTTGTCGTCATGCTCGCTCATCGTTCAATACTCCCGCATTACGACAGGGTAATGCTTTCGGTAATAGGTAAGTTGCTCCTCAGTTACCGGTGTCCCGCCTACCCATTCAAAGACCGCCTTTCTCAATCTATTTCGCGTGACCCTGATAAGTGGGGTTCTGGGGAAATTTTCTCCCGTCTGCATCCCCCAAACTGGATCTTCATAGGCTTGATAGAACCGGATGTAGCTCGTTTTCATCTAGGTTCCATTCCTTCGCAGTAACCCGCAGAATCTTTTCCAGTGCTTCGGCCGTGGCCGGGTGGGTGGTCATGCTGTTTCCAGTTGCAGGCCCGGTTGTCGAGTGCGATCGCGTTGCAGGGCGAAGTACTCGGGGTTGAGTTCGCACCCGAGGTAATGGCGTCCGAGGCGGCCGGCAACCTGCGCGACGGTACCGCTGCCCATGAACGGGTCGAAGACGATATCGCCGGGCCGGCTGCCGGCGAGCACGCAGGGCTCGACCAGTGCTTCCGGGAAGGTGGCGAAGTGGGCGCCGTCAAATGACTGCGTTGGGATAGTCCAGACACTTCGTCGGTTGCGCGTGTCGACTAGATCCTTCACTGCCGCCGAGAACGACGCGTTCTGCTTCACGCGCGGCTTGGCCACCTTGTCATACCCGCGCCCGAAACCGACGCCCGTGCCCGGGTAGCGGCCTGTCAAGTTCCGATGCCCACCAGGCGAGGTGTCCCATCCGCTCGGCGCTGCCTTCGGGTTCACGCCTGCGCCGCGCGCGTGTGCGCCGCCGCTCACCGGCTCTTGCATAGCGTCGAAGTCGTAGAAGTACCGCTCACTCTTCGTCAGTAGGAACAGGTATTCGTGCGCCTTAGTGCAGCGATCGCGGATGCTCTCGGGCATCGGGTTGGGCTTGTGCCAGATGATGTCCTGTCGCAGCCACCAGCCGGCGTCCTGAAGGGCGAACGCGAGGCGCCATGGCTGGCCGACCAGATCTTTTACTTTCAGGCCGTTTGCGTTCACGCGCCGGGCACCTGCGGCGTCACCGCTGCGGGTCGTCCAACCGCCGACATCGGCTGTCTTGCTTGCGCCACTTGCGGCCGACGTTCCGGCGTTGTAGCTGTCGCCCATGTTGAGCCACAGCGTGCCGTCGTCGGCGAGCAACTGCCGGCACAGTTCGAACACCTCGGCCATATTGTTCAGGAACTCGGCCAAGGTCGGCTCGAGGCCAAGCTGGCCAGCGACGCCATAGTCGCGCAGACCCCAGTACGGCGGACTCGTCACGATGCATTGCACCTTCACGCCTTCGGCGATCAGCATGCGCATGGTGTCGCGGCAGTCGCCCAGAATGATCTCGTTCTGTCTCATGAGCGGTCCTTTGCGAGTTTTTGCCACGCTCGTTTGAATCGTTTGACTTTGGCCACGACAATCACGCTAATAAATAGGCACGTTATGGACGATCCAACGACGAATCCAAGTAGAAATGACGTCAAGTTCACGATTTCCGCTCCTCCGCTGCCTGAGAGGTGGCTACTGCCTTGTCGTACATAGCGAGAAGCCGCTGCTGCTCCTTTCGGCAGATGTTGATGATTCGATTGGCGGCAGTGTGGCTCCCCGTTCCGCCGCAGAGCGCGCCACTCTCCAAAATCGATATCACAGCGTGTAACACATGCAAATTGGTCTTGGCTTGCGCTGCATCTTCGATGAAGTTTTTCACGCATCCCCCTTCGCCTTGGCGGGAATGGAGGCCGGGTCCACGACAGTCTCATCCACCTCCCGAATGACCTCCTCGGGACTATCGAACAGTGACCACCGGTAGTAGGTATAGATGCGCAGGAATTTTCGCCACCGCTCCGCATCCTTGAGATCCCCGCCATCCGCCGACAGCGCGGCGCGGGCTTGCCATGCGAGCCATGCGCTATGGGTTTCGCCATGCGCGTACTCGCTCGGGTCGTCGGTTTCTCTTTTGAACCAATCCGATTCAGCGGGCATCGCTGCGGCTTCGTACCAACGCTCAAACGCCTCCCGCTCATCCCCGCCCACCTTCGCGTGATAGCACTCCTTGCAAGCGCCATCGTCTACGCCGTGCGGGCATTCATCGTCGGCCTTCGCGGGAGACGTGAGCCTCAGATATGCATCAAGCAACTCACCGGGATCTTGGAATCCTGCCGCTTTTATGGAGGCGTAGTCGGCCTGATGCATTTCGAGTTCCGATTCCTTCGCGGGAGACGTGAGGGCGGCAGTTTTTGCGAGCCACGAATCACCGCCATTCAGGTAGCTTCGCAAGTCAGCCGTGACGTCCATATCGCGCGTCGATTCCTCATAGCGGCATCGCTCGCACACAGAAATCCCGCCGTCCAAGTGTTCGAGGATTGCATGCAGGACTTTCCTATCGCCCACCTGCTGCGCATCTGCGGCGTCCATTTCAGATAGATATTTTGCCAAGGCGCACGCGAAGTCAGCAGCGAGTCGTTCTTTGATGTACCGACCGAAATCATGGCGCTTGAGACGCCTTGCGAAGAACTCGGCAACGAATGCACGTCCGCCTGTGCTGGTGCGGATATCGTGATCGCCGATAGCCTGCGGCGGATCTGCGAGGAGCGGCAAAAATTTCGCTGACCGGATTTGTTCAGAACGTACTTGAGAAACAACGTCGCATAGGCTGGCTTGTTTGGCAGCACTATCGCCGTTCAAAAGCACGTCCAACTCGCGCACGAGTCGATCAATATCAGCGCGCTCGCCGCCATTCACGGGTGCGGCGCATGCGAGAAGGGCGCGCACTTCCGTCATGAACTGCTCGAACATGTCATCCGAGTTTGCGATACAGTTCCAGCGGCTGCGCAGTGCGATTTCATCGACGTTATTGCTGCCATTCACGGGCGCGGCGTCACCAAATACAAGGGGGCGAAGCGTATAGCCCGCGCATTCGGCCGCTTTCCGCGAAGCCGGATCTACGACGGTAGAAACCATATGCACGCTGTCGAAAACTGCCCACGCCACCACCTCTTGCCCTGCGCTCTGTGCGGCTGGCGTGGGGGCGGCGGCGAGCGCATCAATCAGTCCCTGTGCGATGAATGTCAGGTCATTCGCCAGCAGCCCTTTTGCTTCCATCCACGCAGGCCCACCGGAGCGCCGCTGCACCTCGGTAATTCGGCCCACGGCTTCGCGGATCGCATCAAACGTCACGGTCTTGTGGTCAGGCATTCTCGTCTCCAGTATCAAGAGGGCAATGGCGACCGGTAGCCTTCGGCTCGTTGTCGCGGATCTGTGGGCAATCGGCGTGCCAGCACTCGCCGTCGCGACTGGCCGCGCACCGTCGCAACGGCTTGAGCATCTCCACCACAGAAGGCGGCGCAGGATCGGTATTCAGCCCTTTGGGGCGGGGGTCGTAGGGGCTCATGCTTTGCTCCTGTAGGCTTTGGTGAGGGCGGCGCTGACTGCATGGCCGCGCTGACGGGCGATGTTGGCGATTTCAGATCGATGGTGATGGCCCGACGGCGATTGCCGCAGTAGGCCGAAATAGCTGTTCGTGGCCTGATAAACGTCGGCGGCGGGAATCTCGGTCAAGCGCGCTGCCGCTTGCCGCCGCGTCCGGGGCCGGATTGTTCGGTGCCACGGCTTGAGGAGGTGGCCGACGAAATCGATTCCTCGATCGACTGGCTGCATGATCGTCTTCGTCGGATTTAGGCGAGCGTGTAGCCGATCTGGCAGGAATGCATCGATGCGGGCATGTGCCTCGTTCAGCCATTGCGGTGACTCGTGGACGAGAACGAAGTCGTCCACGTACCGGACATACCTTGGCGCGCGGATCTGATGCTTCACGAACTGATCCAGCGCGTCGAGGTAGATGTTCGCAAAGAACTGGCTCGACAGGTTGCCGATGGGGAGGCCCAAATGTGCTGGCTGCTCCATCAGACGTTTGTGCTTCGGAACCTTGGCAAGCAGTTCCGGGCGGCAGCGCATGTCTACGTTCTCGCGCGGGTCGTGCCACAGCACCAGCTTGGTCAGCAGGCGCCACCACTTGGACGGGATCTTTGCCATCACCTGACGATGTAGCACCCGCTTGTCGATGCTGACGAAGAAGTTGGCGAGATCGCATTTCAGGTAGAAAGCTGGTTTCGACCAGTTCTGCGTACAGCTTCGCACCTGACTTTCCAGCCGCTTTGCCGCATACAACGTGCCCCTGCCCGGAATGCAAGCACATGAGTCCGCTACAAACGAGGCGTAGAAGGGCGGCGAGATGCGGTTGTAGAGCAGGTGATGGACGATCCGGTCTCGGAAGTCTGCCGCCCATACCTCGCGCGGCTTCGGCCTGGTAATGACAAAGCAGATCGACCTTCCGGGGCGATACGAACCGTCCATCAGCTCGTCGTACAGATCCCGTAGATTGCGCTCTAGGTTCAATTCGAACGCGAGTGCGTTGCCGGAGTTGCGCTTTGTTCGCCGGCAGTCGAAATAGGCATCGACCAGCTCGGCGAACGTAAAGCCGTCGTTCTCTGCTGAATCCCAATCTGCGGACGGCCACCGCACGCAACCGGTTGTTCTGGTTGTTGTAGTTCTGGTTACCATTGTTGAAGTTCTGATACCAGGCGAAGCCGTAGAAGTCGCGCTATCCACGTCACCTAGCCGAAGGCATACCGATCAGCCAGGAAACTGCGCCGGACCAGCCACGGCCACCGCCGTCGGTATCCGTTGTGCGCCTGTCGGTGCCCTCGTGAGGCAGCGGCGTGACCAGATTGAAAAGAGCGCTCAGTCGCTTAGGCCTTAACCTTGGCGAAGCGGGCGCTTTGCGGAACTGCTTTTCCAGCCGTTGGCCTGTTTCCCGATGCTGGTCGTCTGCTCGATCGCGCCTGCGTAAGCGGGCCGTGAGATCAGCCGCTTGTCGACGCAAAGCCGCAGCAGCAGTTCGATGACCTGCTGGCGCTCGAGCAACTCGGTCAGGTGAGGTGACTTGTCCGTCGCCACGTTCGCCCGAAAGACCAGCACCATGATCTCGATGCATTCCACGCTGATCTTCTCGCCAATCGATCGCTTGAAGTCGCGGGGCATGTTCTTGACCATATCGGTGACGCTATCGAGCAGCGTGTATGCCGCCCGATAGATGGGGAGTTGTGTGTGCTGGGCCACGGCTCAAATGGCTAAATGATTGAAGGAATAAATCTGCGGACGGCCACCGCACGCAACCGGCTGAGCTGGCTGTCGCAGGTCTGGCCACCATTGTGGAAGTGCTGATACCAGGCGAAGCCGTCTTCATGCTCCTCACCAGACCAATACCAGTTGGTTGAGAACTCGCCCTTAAGGTTGGCGTAGAGCAGGGCCTGTTCCTGCCGGGTCGGCAGTTCGCCGCCCTTGCTCAAGGCCCACTCGCGCGCGTCGGTGAAATCGACGTCTTCCGTCTCGCCGGCGAGTTTGATCAGGTAGTGGCGAAGTGTGCCGTCTTCGTTCAGCACAACCCCGGCGAAGCGCTCGCCGGCAGCGAGCGGGATCACTGTGTCATGAATGCGAATCTCGGTGCCCTTTGCCTGTTCCTTGAACCGCTCGATCAACTGACCGAGTTCGGAATGCTTGGCCTCGATGGCCTCAAGCGTGATCGTCATTGCGATGCTCCGTTGAAATGGGTGAATGACTTAATTTTTGAATCTGCGGACGGCCACCGCACGCAACCGGTGGCTCTGGAGGCTGCAGCCCTGGTAACCACCGTCGAAGTACTGATACCAGGCGAAGCCGTCACCGGCATCCTCGTTGCTCCAGTACGCCGCCGCTTCGAACAGATCCTTGTGCTTTGCGTACGCGACAGCCTGTTCAGGCCGCGTCATCAAGTCAGCGCCAAGGGCCTTTGCCCAGTCCAACTGCTCTTGCCATTCGGCGCGCTCGTTGTTGATCGCGACGATCACGGTGTGTTCGACGTCACCGTTTGCGTCAACGAAGCCGCAAAGGTAGGTTTCGCCCTCATTGAGCGGCGGGATTACGACCTGAGTCATGGAGTGCTCCTGTGGTTGGTTAGATCAAGCGGTCTTGCTTTCCAGCGCCTTACGCAAATACGGGTCGACATCCGTCTGACGCAGCAGCCACGCGCGGTAGTCGTAGGGGATGTCCTTGATCGGCGTTCCCGCGTGTTTTCCGAAGGGCATGCGGGTCGGGATGCGTGCACGTTCGGAGAACTGATATACGTCTTCCCACGTCTTCAGGTCTTCGCCGCAATGTTCGATGATCGCGAACAGGACTCGAGCGCAGAGATAGCAGTCAGCCAGCGCGTTGTGCGCATCACGAAGTTCAAGGCGCACTGCTTCGAGATCGGTCGACAGCATGTAACTCAACGAACCAAGCGTGTGCGAGTCCGCTTCGGGCCACAGGAAACGTGCCATCGCGAGGGTACAAATTCGCTTGACGTTGAGCGATCCAGCTACCTTCCAGTCGAAATCGACGTTGTGCCCAATCATGTACTCGATGTCGTTCGGCAAACGGAACTCGGTGTTCGGCGGCGATCCCACCAGATCAGACGGCAAGATATGATGAACGGCCATTGCGCAGAAGGTGATCGCCTGGTCAGTGCTGTATCGCTGAAGGAAGACGTCTCTCGGTGCGTGCACGGCAATGTCATCGCTCATTGCCAGCCAGGCCGCCTCGATCAAGTGAGGATCGTTGGCGCTCGTGGTTTCGGTGTCGAAGATATATGCCGACATCACTTGATCTCTAGGCGCGTTTTCTGTTCGAGATGGGCGCCCGGGACAGCCTCGCCAGCCTTCAGAACTTCTTTCAGCTTCTCTTTGTCGAGAACGGGAGGTGGCGGTTCGGGTGTCTTCAGGAACGATGGCGGGACTTGCTTTTCATCATCGATCACCAGCGACTGCGGGTTCTTGCGGATCGAGAGTACGAAGTAAGGCGACTCGATCTTCTGGATCTTTGCGTGCTCCATGTTCGCCTTCAGGTATTCCTTCACGTGCTCACTCTTCTTACGGATACCCTTGGCGCGCTCGATCATCAGCTTCGCTTGCTCTTCAATGGCGGCTGCGCTCGATTCCAAGTTGCGCGCAAACATGGCGACGTTGACGGACTTGGTTTCGAGGTCGCCGCTGATCGATTCGAGCGTATCGTTGAAGGTTGCTTCGTCCAACCCGAGTTGTTCAAGCTGGTCGAGCTGTGCGCGGTACTCGCCCGCGATAGTGAAAAGACTGAGGGTCATCGTTCCTTGCTCCCAAGCATTTGCATTTGATCAGCGATGATTTCCGTGCTGTATTGGTCTTGGCCTTGCTGGTTCTGCCATTTCCGAGTCCTAAGGCGTCCCTCTACATACAGAGATGACCCCTTGCGAACATGTTCTGATACGACTTCGGCGAGCCGTCCGAAGAACGCGATGCGATGCCATTCGGTAGATTCCTTCATCTCTCCCGATGATTTGTCCTTGTATTTGTCGCTAGTAGCCAGACGGATATTGGTAATCGCATCACCGTTGCCGGTATATCGGGTTTCGGGGGCCGCACCAACATTGCCGACCAAAATAACTTTGTTCACGGATGCCATTACGCGGCCTTCTTGAGTTCGGACATTCGACGGTTGAACGTCTCGTTGGCAGTAGCCTTTTGCTCCTTCGTGAGTCCGTTCATGATCTTCACGAGTTCGGCTACCGTTTCGGCTGACTCCATGCGATTCATCGCATCGGAGGCGATTTCATCCGGATCTTGGGGCGCGTTGTTCTTTTGTTGGCGACGAGAATCCGATTTGCGCTCGGACGAACCCTCGCCAGCAACATTCGACCCCGCATTGCCGTCGTCATCGTCTTGATAGAGACCGGTGATCGACGCAAGGGCATATCTCCGGCCGTATGTGATCGCTGAGCCATACCCTTGCGGGTCTTGCTTCGGAAGGGGCATAACAAGCGTGTCTTCAATCCACTCCCCCGATGAATGAATCAGCCGAGTGGTCAGGTGAAGGCGACCATCGTCCGAAGGGGATGGGGTTTGGATGAAGGCGATTCCAGCGTCGTTGAGCGCCGGTTTAACCGCGTCGACTACCGAAGCAAGGTCTGCATACTTGTTCTTAAAATGGGCATTCGTCGCATCCTTTGTCGCGAAGGTGATTGCCTTCTGCGCGTTCACCAATGCGGCGGATATGTTCGTCAACTGCTCGCTCGTCTTCATGTCGTGCTCCGGAGGTTTCGTACCATTCCAAATATTCAAGGGCGCCTACTTCAGCCCACCATTGCGGGTCCATAACCCACCTCAAGCGATCCGAGTGCCGCAGTTGTTGTAGCGGCCCTTGGCCGGCGCGTGCGACTTGTGCAGCATCCAGTTAGAGCCTAGGGCTTGCTTCGACTTCTGAGCCAGCCCTGCGAGCCAGCATTCTTGGCGCTCCGCATCTGTCAGCATTGAGCAGTCGAAAGTCAGCAGGTCAACGTTCTTCGGAATAGAAAGATCGGTCATTTGAAACTCCCGAAAGTCGGATATGCGAAGGCGTCAGCACACTGAGCAGCGACACCAACCAGAGAAAGAAGGGCAACGAGAATCAGAAACCCGGCGTAGGCGATGGAAATTTCGCGCGACACTTTGAATTGAGGGCAGTCCTCAGAACAATGTCCGGCTTGGCCACAGCGAAAGCAGTAGTCCTGGATCATTCGCGCACCTCTTCTTCAATAAAGACGCTGATCTCTGCTTCGAATGCGGAAGACATGATTTCTCCGGCACGCTTGGCGTCTTGTCTGATCAGGGCGTTTTGCAGTTCGCAATACGCGCCATAGTTCTCATCAAGAAGGCGCTGCAACGCATTGATTGCATCGGCCGACTCCGCGGCACGTTCTCGCGCGGCTGCCAGCAGGTCTGCCGCGTCTTGTTGGCGCAGGTATTCGCCGAGATCCTGCGTTGCCACGCAGGGAAGAGGTGCGTTCATGGTGATTTCCTCCGCGAGACGCTGGGAGAAATTAATGAATTACTGAATGGGCAATCTGCGGACGGCCACCGCACGCAACCGGTAGTACTGGCTGATGCCGCTCTGGCTACCATTGAGGAAGTACTGATACCAGGCGAAGCCGTCTTCATCCTTCTGGTTCGACCAGTACCAATCCTTCTTGAAGCGATCCGAGTGATTCGCATAAAGCAGCGCTTGCTCGACGCGATTTGGCAAATCGCCGCCAGCTTCTTTCGCCCATTTCATCGCCTCAGTCCACGTCTTTTCGACGTCGCCGGGCAGAAGAATGACGTGATGGCCAGCGCCGTCAGCATTGGTGATTGATCCGATGTAGACCTCGCCTTCGGCCAACTGAGAAATGATGCTTTCACGTGCAGTCATGGATATCTCCTTGTGTATACGGGGCTGCTCTCACCTAGAAAGCAGCTTCGAATACATCTCACGCAGTGCCCCGGCTACACCCGGTCTAACCGGCTCCGGGGTCATCTGCGGTTTTGTGCCGATTACGACGCCATCGGACACACATACGGCTGTCTTGCATCAGGTCCGTCACCCTGACTCACGACGCAGATCGCGCCGACCGGTTGCTCCGCTTACGCGGTCCCGGCTTTGCTTCGGTTGTTAAAGAGCGGTTGCCACTTGGGCGGCTCGCTGTTCGGTGAGCTTGAAAACAAGTCTACAAATTAATTTGTAGAAAGGCAAGACAAAAATACAAACGAATTTGTAACAACGGGCGGATGTAGGGGCTACGCGTCGCCATGGGAGGCTTGGGGGGGATTTAGGGGGGGGGAGAGGGGGAGACGCCGATGTCGGCTTAGACAGGCAACAAAAAACCCGCCGAAGCGGGTCTTATGAGAGATTCATCGGGTCAGCGACAATCTCTCTTGAGGCTTTCGCTCACTTGGCTTGACGTAACCTTGCTTGAGTAAATGGCAGAGACCGCGTTTCTCCAATTTGCACGATCCTCGGAGGTAGATGGCATCTGCTTAAGCACCTTATCGACGTTTTCCTGTGCCTTCGATAGCGGTACTCCATTGTCGCGCCACATAGCGGTAGCCGCCACCGTCTGAGTAAGGAGATTGCAGTCAGATGGAAGTTTTGACTGCGCGAAGGCAGTCGCAGTAAAGACTAGAGTGACAAAACCTGCCGCGACCATCACAGCTATTTTCTTCATGTCATTTCCTCGCAGAGCCCATCTTAAGTCTTCATAAAGGCGCTTCTTCGCGCTCGGCCCGCCACTAGTTGCAGGCTATGAACGTCGCTGCGTTTTAGCGTGAGGGGGGCATAGCCGTTGTTAATCGAAAGCAACTGAAGCTCATCGTCTCTTAGCCAATTCAACTGCTTCAGCAGTTTTCTTCCGTCGACGCAGATAACAACTACGTCGTCGCCATCCTGGGGCTCAATGCTGGGTTCGATTACAACGAACTCCCCAGCGCGATACCTCGGATGCATTGAATCCCCGCGAACGCGAAGCGCATATACATGCGGATCGGATGAAGGGTATTCGACGTAACCGTCCCCGAATCCAACTGGATACGCAAACTCTTCGAGTGCTCCTTCCTTGCCTCCCATTACCTCTCCGACAACTGGGACTAGTCGCCCCATTTTTAGGTCTGGCGCCGGCTCCACTTCTTGCAGCGGCTCATTTTTGTTCCTGGGCGGACTTCCTGTTCCGTATGCAAGCCAATTGACGTCGCATCCGAGAACCTCGGCTATCCGGGGTAGGAACTTGCTGCTTTTTGCATTCTTGTTTGGATCAAGCAGGTGCTGGATGTTCTGAGGTGAACAAGGGACGAGCCGTGCCAGACGGCTTTGATCCCTCGCCACATCAAATTCAGCGGCTGTCATCGCCAATGCTAGGCGCTCATAAAGGAATTTCATACAAACGATTTTGTAGGATCGGCTTGCAAATTTGTCTGTAGAGTGCTACAAATATATTTGTAGACAACATGGGCATAGCCATGACAACCAACCCTATTGAGATTGCCGTTGGAATCTTCGGCTCGCAGACCGCGATGGCTGATCGTCTCGGCGTGAAGCAACAGACCATTTCCAACTGGATCGCGAGCTGGAATAAGGGCGATCTGAACCTCGACGCAAAGCTCTGCTACCGAATCGAAGTCGATACAGGTGGTGCCGTCACTCGTCAAATGCTTCATCCCGCAGATTGGATTGCAATTTGGCCCGAACTTGCGAGTGCTTCTTCCTTCCAGGTGACCGCATGAAAAAGCGAGCCGAATTTCGCAACGAAGTAAAGACACGTCTGCGTGATCGTGCATATGAAGCCCTCCAGCATTTCAAGGTTGTGCAGGGCATAGAGAGCGACTCCACCGCGATGGCCCGCATTACTGAGCAGTTCTTGCTCGGTGCTGTAGGTACTTTGCCAGCCGATCTGATTGGGGTCAGTGACGATTCGGGCCGAAGTGTCCCACGCCGGGTGGCTGTATGAGCGATGACCAAATCGTCTCTGCGAAGCTGCCGATCCCCGAAGCGGCGGACTTAGCCACGCGAGCAGCGGCTGAGGGTATCCCCGCTGATGAATATTTCGGCATGCACATCCTGAAAAGCGCATACGGCGTCCTTCACCCGAAGGTAGTGCCGCACTTGCTGCGTCCTAAGCAGGGACAAAGTGTCCCGAATGACGAGGAATGACCATGCTCGAACTCATCGTCTACTGCACTCCGCTTCTGGCTATCGCCATCCCAACCTACCTGATGTTCTGGAGGTGAAGTGTGGCTGCCCTCTACCGAGAATTCCGTCTTGATCGCCGTGGTGTCCTTCCAAATCTGATCGCTTTCGTGAAGGCGAATGCGCTTGCCTGCTTCGAGCGAGGTGAGCCCATCCGCCTGATCGTGACGACGGACGAGAAGAAGCGAAACGTGCAACAGAACAAGAAATTGCATGCCATGTTGCAGGAAATTGCCGACAACGCGTGGTGGAACGGTCGTCAGTACCCGATGGAGTTCTGGAAGGAATACTATCGCCGCCGTTTCCTTTTGAAGGACGAATACCAGCTCGACGACGGCGGAATCATTCATGTCTATTGGTCGACTGCTGATCTGTCGGTTGGTCATTTCGGCGAACTCATCGAGCGCATTCAAATGGAGGCTGCCCATGACTTCGGCATCGATTGGAACCTCTGAAGTATGGAAGCCAGTCTCGATCTGGGGCGGCAAGTACGAGGTTTCTTCCCTCGGGCGCGTTCGCAACACCTCGTCGCAGCAGTTTATGAAGGCGTGCGTGAATAACCGAGATGGGTATTTGTGCGTCTACGCGTGGGTGGATGGCAAGACCGTCTGCCGCAATGTCCATCGCCTTGTCGCCGAAGCTTTCCTTCCCAACCCCGATGATCTTCCTTGTGTGAATCATCTGAACGGCGACTACCTAGATCCTAGAGTGGCGAATCTTGAGTGGTGCACGCACCGTCAGAACACGCACCACGCCATCAACTCCCTCGGGCGCACGTTCGCACAGAATTTGCGCTGCGGCAAAGGCGTGGAGTCCGGTGCGAGCCGACTTTCCGATGCGGATGTTCGATCCATCCGGCGACTCGCCTCGACCGGGCATGCGCAGAAGGACATTGCGGAGCGATTCGGTATATCGAAGTCGAACGTAAGTGCGATCGTTCGCCGCTTGACGTGGAGTCACGTATGAAGGGCCGCGCCCCTACCAAAGCCCAGAAGGCTTTCTGGGATCTCCTCGCGCGAGAGATCGGTTGCGTCGCATCTCGCATGGATGGCTTCTACGACCCGGTCTGCTCTATCCATCACATTGACGGCCGAACGAAGCCCAACGCGCATTGGCTCGTCCTTCCGCTGTCGGCCGGCAACCATCAAGACGGCACGGGAGCGCCTGGGCGCATCGCTGTCCACCCCTACAAGGCCCGCTTCGAGAAGCGCTATGGCGCGCAGATGGATCTGCTGCGCTGGTGCATCGAGTGGCTACAGCAACGAGACATGGAAGTCCCTGACGGCGCGTTGATCGCTGCGGGGATGATCGGGAGCACGTAATGGACTGGTTCCGGATGTACTCGGAGTTTGCTTCTGATCCGAAGGTACAGATGATGAGTGAGGCCATGCAGCGTCGTCTCGTCATGCTCTTTTGCCTGCAATGCAGTAACGGCATTGAAACGTTTCATGTAACGGAGCGTGAAACATCGATTGCGTTTGCGATGCGTGTTTCTGAGCAGGAACTTGCTGAAACAAAGGACGTTTTCATGCGCCGCGGCTTCATCGATTCCGACTGGAATTTGCTCAACTGGAGCAAGCGCCAATATGAGTCGGACTCAAGCACAGAGCGCGTCCGCAGGTATCGAGAGAAGCAGAAACAACAGGCTGAAACGAATGAAACGTTACCGAAACGTTCCAGTAACGCACTAGAACAGAACAGAACAGATACAGAACAGAAGAAAGAAGAAGCTAACGCTTCTTCAGCGCCGAACGCGATTGCGCTCGACGCTCATGGCAAGTGGACCGGCATTTCCGATGTGCAGCGTTCCACATGGTCTGAAGCCTATCCAGCCCTCAGCCTGGACGCGGAGCTTTCGAAAGCTGCCGCTTGGGTCATTGCCAACCCGAAAAACAAAAAATCGAACTACGCCCGCTTTCTGACGAACTGGCTTTGCCGTGCGCAGGATGCGGCGCCTACCGTGAGAGCCGCAGAGGCACGTGGTCGGTTCAACGGTGTTCCCATGCCTGCCCAGCGCGATGCAGACAACGCGGCGGCCAAGGCGTTGCTATTCGGCCATAAGCCACAACACGAGGTGATCGATGTCTGAAGACGATTTCGATGCGTTCGCGGAACTGCTTGACGCCGCATATTCGCTTCATGGGAAGTCACTTGCACCGACTGCAAAGGCGATGTTCTTCCGTGCCTTGATGCAATACCCGTTGGCCGTTGTGCGCCAGGGCATTGATGCAGCGATCAAAGACCCGGTGCATGGTCGCTTTGCCCCGAAGCCTGCCGACATCATCGCGCAGATTTCTGGCAACGACGGTCGTCCGGAGGCTGACGAAGCGTGGTCGATGTCGCTGGCCGCGTTGAGCGAACAAGACACCGTGGTCTGGACGTCTGAAATGCAACAAGCGTTCGAAATCGCTCGTCCAGTACTCAACGCCGGGGACAAGATTGGCGCGCGGATGGCATTTAAGGACGCTTACACGCGGCTTCTTTCGCAAGCTAGAGCGCAAGGAGCACGGGTGCAATGGTCTGCATCACTTGGGTGGGATAAGGAGTCAGCAGAAGTCGTTTTGCGGGAGGCGCAGCGTATTGGGAGACTTCCTGCACCGGCAGTGGCTGCTTTGCTTCCGCCCCCGCTTGATGAAACTCCACCGTCGGAAAAGCAGCTTGAAGGGCTCGCTCAGGTTAAGGCGTTCGCTGCAACGTTGGTTTCTCCGCTTGAGCGCAAGCGTAAAGAACGAGAAGAGGCAGAGAGGGTTCGCAGAGAAGCCGAGGAATCCCGTAAGGCTCAGTTTGCTGAAGCAGTCGCTTCCTATGAAGGCGCTAAGCAATGAAAAACCTTTCTCTTGAACTTCCGATGCCGCCTAGCACAAACCGAATCTGGCGGAATGGAAGTGGTCGCAACTATCGGTCGGCGGAATACATGCGCTTTATCAGAGCCGTCAGTCTTGCCGTAGTGGCTGCCGGCGCCCCTACTTTCGGAGATAGGCGCCTAGAAGTCCATATCCGTTTGCACCCAGCTACTCGGGCGCGGCAGGACATCGATAACCGAGTGAAGGCTTGTTTGGATGCATTGACACATGCGGGAGTCATGGACGACGACTCGCAAGTTGATGTGCTGATCGTTGACCGAGGTCAAATTGTGAAAGGTGGGATGTCGGTCGTTAGTTTGACGGTCATTGAGCCGTCGATTACCTGTTGAGAGGGTGAAATGACAATACGCCATTCATGGAACCAAGAGCAGAAGGACGCGCTGCGGGACATGTGGAAGCGCAAGGCATCCACGAAGGAACTTACTGAACATTTCGGAATAAAAATGAGCGCTATTTGCCGACGTGCTCGGTGTATGAAGCTCGGGCCGCGTGGTGGAGAAAGCCCGACAGACATGGTGCGCAAGTCGCTTGAGAAGCTAAAGCGGGCCACGCTCCGCGACATCGAGAAAGCTACAGGCCTTTCGCATAACGCTGTTGATCGAGCTATTGCGCGCTTGACCGAGAACGAGGAAGCCCAGGTTGTCGGCACTCGTAAGGTGAGCGCTGGCCGTGGCCACACGAGCACCGTAGACGCCAGAGAGTACTCCCTTGTCAGTGATGAGGATTGCATCTCGGGTGGATTGCGCGGTGACGGTGCTCCACGAGTCAACCGGATCAAGCATCGCGCCGGGTCGATGCCAATTCCACCTCGTCACGAAATCATGGCGGCTTGGTTTGGAGGGATGTGATGAACGCACAAATCAAAGCTTGGATTTCATTTGCCGTGCCGACGGGACTCGAAGCGGCATTTTTCGTGGCTTGGAAAGGGTTCGATATTCAGGCCGCAGGGAATGTCCTCATGTTCTGGATCTGGTTCATGTCGATCCTTGTCACGCTGGCGTCCATCGTTGTCGATCCGTTGCCTCCCAAAGCATATTCCAGTGTTCGAGCAGTCTTGGCAGCTATTTCCATACTCGCATTGGCCGGTTCGCTCGCGTGGTTTGGTCACTTTGTGACCGCTGCGATTTACGTCTTCGGACAGCTTTGCGCATGGAGTTACGTGGAGCGCGGCAGGAAGAAGGGTAACGAATCGGCAGAGGTCAAGGGGGCGAGATGAACCCTATCAAGGTCTTCGTAATAGGCGCACTGGCCCTCGTGGTTCTGTGCGTCACAACCGCACTGCGGATGATTCCCTGAAGGGAGGGTGTATGGGACGGCCACCGGCAGATTACACGTTGTCACCCGAAAACGTCTTCTCACGCATGGCACCTGGGCGGTTCTATACGTCATACAAGGTTGCCGACAAGATGAAGGTTCGCAACGCCGCGATCCTGCCGATCCTGAATGCTCTCGTGGCTCAAGGCCGCATAGAAGAGCGTCCCACCCATACAACCCCGCGCTATCGGCGTCCCGATCTGACTGTGAAGATGCCAAAACATCGAGGGGATACCAGTGTCGCCACCCCGAGAGTCATTATCAACCTGAAAGGGGAGATATCCGGGTACGACATTGAGATAAAGCGGCGCCAAGAACTGTGCATGATGGTGCGGAGATAGGCCGTAAGCACGGTTGATATACGGAAACTTTTAGGAAACGAAGCCTGTGGCAGATACCAATGTCGCTACCCGATTTACTTCGGATAACCAGCCGGCCAAGCGTCGCGGTAAGACTCCGAAGACGCTGCTTCTTGAGGCGCTCAAGAACGAGGCCGGGATTGATGAGGCGGCTTTCTATGAGCTTATCGTGCGACGCGCTATCACTGGCGAAGATCCGATGCTGACGCGGGAGATCCTTGCACGACTACAGCCCATTCACAAAGCAACATTACCGGACGTTCAGTTTGAAATACCGAGAGGGACTGCCCCGGTAGATAAAGTGGTGGCTATCATCGACGCGGTAGCGGACGGGAAATGCCCGCCCGATGTTGGCGACATGATGATCGGGATGATTAAGAACATGCTCGATATCTACAACGTGACGGAGTTGGCTGAGAAGGTGCGGCGGATCGAAGAGCGGCTAGGGGAGTTGGGGCAATAGGCATGGCCGCTCGCGTAACGCTGGCGCGCATTGAGCGGCTTGAGCGTGTGTCCGAGAGCATGAAACAGGATGACGCACCGCCGGTCTTCGGGATTTGCGACATGGATCGCAACGTCCTGCGTTGTCGCGACGTGCGAGGGGAATTGACTGATGCGGCGCCAACCGTCCTCATCGGTGAACGCCTAGAGCCGTTGCTATACAAGCGACGTCTGAAGATTGTTGTTGGTGGTCGGGGATCGATGAAGACACGAACTATCGTGTCGATTCTCGTTGGAAAGGCGAAGGTTCAGCGGGAACGGGTTCTTTGTCTGCGTGAGATTCAGAACTCTATCGAGGATTCTAGCAAGGCTGAGTTAGACGATGAAATCGAGCGGCGCAGCCTTGGAAAGACGTTCCTTACTCGAAAGAATTCGATCATTGTTCCAGGCACGCGCAGCAGGTTCATGTTCCGGGGCATGTATCGAAACATTCAAGCGATTAAGGGTATTTCGGGGGTAACGACCGCGTGGATTGATGAGGCTGAGAACATTTCGCGCGCTTCGTTGGACTATTTGATGCCGACGATCCGCGAGCCGGGATCCGAAGTCGTCATATCGTTCAACCCGAACAAGGAGCATGACCCGGTTTATGCGGATCTTGTCGCGCCTTACGAGGACCAGTTGGCTGCCAATGACGGCGTGTACGACTCTGGCGACCCTGATGGCGTGCTCATCATAATTTGCAACCACAACCACAATCCGTGGCTGCCGAAGGAATTGGCGATTCAGCGCGACCAGATGCGGGCGCGGGATCTGGACCGGTACAACTGGATTTGGGAAGGCAAGTTTAACCGTAAGAGCGACGAACTCATATTCTCTGGCAAGTTCCGTTTTGCAGCTTTCGAGACGCCGGCTAATGCTCGCTTCTTCTTCGGCGCCGACTGGGGCTTTGCACAGGACCCGACGACGCTTAATCGTGCCTTCGTGCAGGGCAACACTCTGTATATCGACTACGAAGCTAACAGCCATGCTCAGAACAAGGGCGCCGGCGTTGACCTAGATGAGATTTGGAAACTGTTTGCCGGTAAGGATCGGATGAGAGGAACGCAATCCTTGCAGTGGAAACCGTCTGACGACTTGAAGTTTCCAGGCATCCCAGGCGCTCGCGTGTGGCCCATAAAGGCTGACTGCGCTCGTCCAGAGACGATCAGCCTAGTCAAGAAGCAGGGGTTCAACATCTCGGCGGCTGAGAAGTGGGGAGGGTCGGTCGAGGACGGCATAACGTTTTTGCGTGGCTTTGATGAGATCGTTATCCATACCCGTTGCGTGAACACCATCAAGGAATTTGAGAACTACTCATACAAGGTCGACAAAATTACTGGTGAGATCCTGCCGGTGATCGTGGACAAGTGGAATCACCACATCGATGGTATCCGTTACAGCATGGATGGGTTCATCCGAGGCCGTACTGGATTGAAAATCAACCCTGACGCGGCTATGGCCGCAGCCCGCGCTTCTATGGCGCATAGCTAAATTTGGAGTTCATCATGGCAAAGGCAGATTCGATCGATCAGAACGCGGACGCAACGGATGAAAAACTAGCGGTGTCTGTGAAGATTGATGCGAGCGAAGCTCAGGCGGCAATTCAGGCTGCGATTGGCGATTCCGTGATCATTACCGCTGATTCGCATGCGGGCGCGGTCGAGCGCTTCGCTGGGCTGCATGCCTTCATCGCTAAGGTCGAAGGCATTGAGGCTGCGGCCGTGGATCGCCTGCGGGAAGATTTGAACGCAATCGGTGATTTGCTCGGTCTGCACTCGAAGGCTTCCGCCAAGGCTGAATCGACGGGTGATTACAAGGCATCGGATCTTTCGTAAGGGATGATAGGCATGGTCACGACAACCAATAAAGTAGCGGCCGTGCCGACTACCCCTGAAAAAAAGAAGGGGCTTAACATCCGCCCCGACGCTGCACAGAATCTGCTTGCGTTGGCGAAGATGCACATGTCGGCGGATGGGTCGATCACTACGCCTGAAGATTCAGCAAGAGCCAAATTTGAGCCGTATCAGCCTGCTCCCGGTGTAGTGCCCCAGGGTGTAATGGATCGCCACCCCAACCGGAAGGGTGGACAGGCGCAGATTGCGATGGACGGCGTATGCAATGGTATGGCCCATGTCCTCGGGAATTTCCGAAATTCGCAGACCGTCAACGGTTCTGAGTTCGTTGGCTATGGGGTACTTGCGCTGCTTGAGCAGCATCCGCTTATCCGGGCGCCAATCGAAGCCCGCGCTGACGAAATGGCTAGAGAGTTCGTGGAATTGTTCTCTACGGAGCAGGAAGCGCTTGAGGACGATCCTGATCGAAAGGACGAAATCAAGGATCGCATTCGTCAGATTCAAGAGGAAATGGATCGCCTGCACGTCAAGAAGCGATTCCGTGATGCTGAGGCCAAGACTGGCTATGCCGGCGGCTGCATGCTCTATATTGACATGGGGAACGACCCCGACGATGAGGCGGAACTGAAAACGCCTCTTGTCATGGACAAGGCTAAGCTCCAGAAGGACGGCAAGCCTCGCATCAAAGCTCTTAAGCTGATTGAGCCGATCAATGTCTATCCGGCTCCATACAATGCGGACAACCCGCTCAAGGACAATTTTTACCGTCCCGAGTCGTGGTATGTGATGGGGCGGGAGACGCATTCGACGCGGCTGCTTCACTTCGCTGACAACATCCCCCCTGTGCTGCTGAAGCCTGCCTACAACTTCTTCGGCATCCCGCTCGCCCAGATGATGATCGATTATGTCGACAAGTTCGATACGGCTCGTGTGGCTGCCGCTGATCTGGTCGACAAATTCTCGCAGAACATCATCAAGACTGATATGACGCAGATTTTGAGCGGCGGCGGTGCTGAGTATGGTAGGGATCTAGCTTACCGGGCAATGATGTTCAGCCAGCAGAAGCACAACCGATCTCTCCTGACGATTGACATGGAGAAGGAAGAATTCGTTCAGGTCAACACCCCGTTGTCTGGTGTTTCGGACATCGTATTCCAGGCAATGCAGTTCCTTGCCGGGGTAGCTCGAACTCCCGTGACCAAGTATTTTGGCCTGTCGCCCACTGGGCTGAGCGCTACCGGCGAGTTCGATATGCGCAACTGGTATGACTTTTGCGCCGGCAAGCAAGCGTCGAACTGGGCTGATAACCTCGCTAAGGTGCTCGATATCATCATGATCGGGCTTTGGGGAGAGGTAGATTCAGCCATCAAATCCCGCTTCCTGTCGCTCTACAAGCCAGACCCCGAGCAGACGGCTCGCGTCAATAAGCTCAACGCTGAGACGGGCGATATTCTGATCGCGAACCAGACTATTTCTAGAGAGGAAGAGCGCCAGCGTGTGGGTAGCGATCCCTCGTCCGGATATGACGCTCTTGACACGGACACATTGCCTGATGCTGTTCCCACTGATGACGACGATCCAGACGCAACAGGTACCGGTGGCGAGGAAGAGGATGATGACCTTCCCAACGGTGGCGCCAAATGAAGAAGCCGCGCCCCAAGATTCGGGGCGTCCAGCCTAACCTCGGCGTAGAGCAAGCCTATCGCGCCAAATTGGACAACCTTGTCCGGCAGATGCAGCGTTCCTATCTCTACTGGCTACGTGCCCGGTATAGAGAGAATGAGGACGCTATCGCGATGGACGACAGCCCATCGTCTAGCCTCATGTCTGAGCTTGCGAGCCTATCTAGGCAATGGAAGAGAATGTTCGCGAAGCGGGCAAGTCAGTACGCCAGGGAGTTTGTCGCTGGCGTCGATAAGCATTCGACATACGCGCTAAAGAAAGAGGCGGCGAGGGTCACTGGTCTGTCGGTGTCTGTAAAGGACACGCTTACGTCCAACGACGTCATGCAGGCGCTCATCAAAGAGAACGTGAGCCTGATCAAGTCCATCCAAAGCGAATATCACACCCAAGTTGAGGGGATTGTGATGCGCAGCGTATCGAATGGGCGGGATCTATCGGCCATGACTGATGATCTGCAGAAGCGCTATGGCGTCACTCGTCGCCGCGCCAAATTGATCGCTAACGACCAGAACAACAAGGCGACGTCGAACTTGATGAGGGTTCGACAGGCCGATTTGGGGATCACCCAAGGACGTTGGTTGCATACAGGTGGCGGCAAAGAGCCGCGTCAATCGCATGTCCGCGCTAGTGGGAAGGTCTTTGATCTGAGCAAGGGCATGTATCTCGACGGCAAATGGACGATGCCCGGGGAGGAAATCAACTGCGGCTGCACATGGGAGCCGATCATTGAAGGGGTAAACGACTGAATTAGGCGTGATGTGGCGTTTTCTGGTGTCTATGATGCTGCTCAATCGCATCAGGCATAGAAGGTAACAGGGGATGCCCATCAAGCCCGAATTGATCGCAATGGACCGTGAATCGGTTCGAACCGTCGATAAGGACGGTCGCCTGCACGTCTCCGAAACGAACATCTCCAAGGCTGGTGTCAATCCCTATTGGGGATACGAAATTCCGGGATATCAAGACCTCGGACTTGACCCAGACACCATCTATCAAGTCTTTCGGCCGCCAGAAGAACTAGAAAAGGCCGCATCGACGTTCAACAACATTCCACTGTTGGCGAAGCATATCCATGTCTCTTCGTCCAAGCCCGAGAAAGAGAAGCAAATCGGAACGGTCGGGAGCAACGCGCGCTTCGATGGTGAGTACCTGAAGAACAGCATTGCCGTCTGGGATCAGGACTATATCGACCGCATCAACGACGAATCGCAACGCGAATTGTCCAGCGCATATCACTACACCGCCAGCAAGAAAAAAGGTGTCTACCATGGTCAGCCATACGACCTAGTGATGACGAATATCCACGGAAATCACGTTGCAACTGTCGTTGAAGGACGGGCCGGGCCGGATGTACTGGTCGCCGATTCTGCAATCTCTACTCCTGAAAAGGTGGCTAGTGTGAAACTCAACCAAGCTCAGAAGAAGGCGCTTTCGGCCCGTCTCGCGCAAGCTGTAGCCGCACGCGGCAAGACGAAATCGTTCATCGCCAAGGACGGAATGATCGACGCCGAAGCGATCGAAAACACGCTCATCGAAGCACTCGCGGCAACGCAAGCCGAAGAAGGAAAAGACAGTGCTGATCCAGGCGCGAAGGATCCGGACGACCCGGACGGGCGCCGCAGTGATCGCGGCACGGCCGCCGACGAAGACGACATGGGCGCGAAGCTCTTGGCAGGTCTGAAGAAGCTCATCGCAGATTGTGAAGGCGGCGGCAAGGACGAGGACATCGATGACGATGGCAACTCGGATGCCGAAGATGAAGAGGCCGATAAGTCAGACGTCGACAAGCCGGCAAAGGACAACGCATCGACGGCCACGTCGACCGAAGGTGCCCGCAAAACTGAACCTGCGAAGGGTGCTATGGACGCCAAGACCATCCGTAAGGCCGTGACGCAAGAAGTCGCCGCCGAACTGCAAGGGCGCTTCCGCGCTGCCGGTGAAGTCAAGCCGCTTACCGGCGAGATCGATGCGATGGCTTTCGACTCTGCGGAAGACATTTACGCCTACGCCATCAAGGCCGCAGGCAAGGATCCGGCCAAGTATGACCGAGCAGCCTACAAGGGCATGGCTCACATGCTTGTCGAGCATTCAAAAGCTCCGGCAGTTTCGCCGGCCATCGCCGCTGATGCGGCCAACGCCGAAAAGTCCTTGACCGAGCAATTCGCCGGTCTGGCTAGCATCAAGCAACGATAAGGAGCGCACCATGAGTGGCTTTCAGACTTCCGTCAACCTGCTTCCGCAGATCGGCATTTCGGGCGATCGCTCGACCGACAACCCGGAATCGGTCCTCTCGCGCATTGCGAACACGGTCCTGACAGTCGGCACCTTCGTGTGGCCGCTGTCGTCCGATCCGGTGAACCAAGTGACGCAAAGCGGTACCGGTTCACCGCTGGGCTTCGTCAAACGCGATCAGCAAGGTCTTATCACGGCATTCCTCGGCCAAGCGTCGATGCAGATCCCCGCAGGCCAGACGGCTCAAATCTCGGAGGGCGGCGAATACTTCGTTCTCGCTCCTGCTACTGCGACTGCCGGTCAAAAGGTGTTCGCAACGCTCGCCGATGGAACGTTGCAGTTCGGTGCCAAGGGGGCAACGATCTCCGGTGCCATCGAGACCAAATTCGTTGTATCGCGCGGCGGTGCATCGGGCGCGATCATCGAAATCTCCACTCACAGCCAACTGGCGGGGGCATAAGAAATGAGCCAAGCACAAGTCAATCTCCTGCGCCAGTACGGCATTCACTTCGCGCATGGCGCGGAGATGCTGACGGACGCTAAGCGTACCGAACTGGCGCTTGCCATGGATGCTGTGACGCCAGGACCGCTGGTTACGGTGCAGAACAACGGCGTGCCGCAGTGGATGACGAACTATGTCGATCCGCGCGTCGTACAGATTCTGACTGCCCCGATGCGTGCCGAAGAAGTGGCCGGTGGAGCGGTTCAGAAGGGCGACTTCGCGACCGACACGTCGACGTTCTTGTCGGTGGAATCGACCGGCGAAACTGCGCCCTACGGCGACATGGCCGGCAACGGTCGTTCGGGCCACAACGCGAACTTCCCGCAGCGCCAAGCTTATCGCTCGCAGACCATCACCGAGTGGGGCGACAAGCAAATGGAGGTGGCTGCCAAAGCGCGCATCGACTACGCGGCACAGCAGCAAGCCGCTTCGGCACTGACGCTGCGCAAGAAGGAAAACTTGATCTATCTGTTCGGCGTTGCCGGCCTGCAAAACTACGGGCTGACGAACGACCCGGATTTGCCGACGCCGGTTGCACCAGGTACCGGTGCTGGTGGCAATACGTGGAAGCTGAAGACGAGCGATGAAATCTTTGCAGACTTCGAGACCGTTTTCAACAACCTCGTTACTGCAGCAAATGGTCTCGTGGATTCCGACACGAAGATGGCCGCAGTTCTTCCTCCGGGAGTCGAGGCGAACCTGACCAAGCAGAATAGCTTCGGTCAGGTGTTGAAAGATCGTCTCAAGCTTTCGTTCCCGAACCTTCGCTTCGTTAAGGTTCCGGAATACGCAACGCTGGCCGGTGGCAATCTGTTCCAACTCATCGCCGAAGACGTGGAAGGTCAGCCGACCGTGGAAGTAGCGTTCAACGAACGTTTGCGCTCGCATGGCGTAGTTCGTCGCCTGTCGAGCTTCGCCGAGAAGAAGTCAAACGGTGCATGGGGCGCGATCTGGTATCGCCCGGTGTATTGCCAATCGATGCTGGGGGTTTAAGACATGGCCGGTGAAACGAAATCCACGAGCAAGCTCGTCGTCTTCTGCAAGCTCCCTTCGGGCATTGCTTTCCCGCTATCGAATGGTGAGCAACTGGTTCTGAAGGGGTGGAACCACAAGGGGGCCATCGCGGCCGCTGATGGTTCTGGTCATGGTGTCACGTATGGCGTCGATCCGGACGCGTGGGCTGACGTGAAGAAACGCTACGCCTCGCATCCGGTGATCGCCAATGAAGTTGCGTTCGCACAGGATCAAGCTAAGGCGGATGAAGGTGTTGAGAAGGCGCAAGAGCAGACCGAAAAGGTTGGCTTGGAGCCGATCAACCCGGAGGCTGACGCTTCGAAAGACGACGGCAAAAACATCGAAGCCTAACGAGGGAGTCGGCGATGGCGAGTGGTGTTGTCGAGTTCAACTATACGGAATGGCTTGCGATGTTCCCGACATTTTCGTCGGTGTCTGAATCGTTAGCTACGTCCTATTTTGGTATGGCCGAACTCTTTCTGAACAACACCGACGCCTCGCCGGTTTGTAACGTCGATGTACGCAAGACGATGTTGTATTTGATTACTGCCCATATCGCATTCCTGATGGGACGTGCGATGGCAGGTGATGGTAGTGGCGCAGCAATCGTTGGGCAGATGACGAATGCTACGGAAGGAACCGTAACGGCTGGGATTGCAGCATCTAACAGCCAGAACGCCGCCTATTGGAATCAGAGCCAGTACGGAGCGATGTACTGGCAAATGATACTGCCGTGGCGAAGCTTTCAAATGTATCCGTATGTGCCGGTATGTCGACACTAAAAGTCGCCGGTGGCGCGAAGCTGGACGAGGCGCTGACCCAAATCCTGAACAAGCACAAGAAAGGGCTTGCAGTCGGGATTCTTGAGGGTTCGACATATCCGGATGGTGAGTCGACAGCGACGGTTGCATTCCTGGATGAGTACGGCTCGGAAAACAGCCCCCCACGTCCTTTCATGCGCATCACTGCCGACACGAAGTCTGATCTTTGGGTTAAGGCACTCGCGGCTCGTCTGAGTGCGGGAGACGATGCCGAGACCGCGCTTAAGACGGTTGGGGAATTGGCGGTTGCTCACATGAAAGGTGTCATAGCGTCAGGCGTTGGCCCCCCGAATGCACCAAGCACGGTGGAGAGGAAAGGCCACGGGCAGACGCTTCGCGATACGAAAAACATGATGAACTCGATTGCTTACGAGGTCGTTGATACGGACGGGAAGGGAGGCAGGGAATGAACCTTCATGGAATAGCTTCCGGCCTCGTGTCGTCTATCAACCCGTTTGTTGCGGCCACGATCAAGCAGTCGACAGGTTATACGACGAACCCAGACGGTACGCGAATTCCTGCCTACACGTCCATTCCGGTTTCTGTGCAGGTGCAAGCGCTCGATGCTGGTCGTCTTCAACATCTCTATGAGCAAAACATCACGGGTGTTCTGCGACGCGTGTATCTGAACGGAAACTTCCAGAGCGTTTTCCGTGTAGGCAAGGGCGGCGGCGATCTCTTTGATTTTGGTTCTGGTGCGGGCATGCCAGTCGTCTTGGCGAACACTCGTTGGTTGGTAGTGCAGGTTTACGAAACGTGGCCGGATTGGTGTTCCTTGGCTATCCAGTTGCAATTGGATAAGCAGCAATGAGCGCGACGATCTCGATCACTCAAACTGACGTGATGACGGCTGTTCGTTCGTTCTTGCTGGGCGTCGTTCCTAATGGCGTAGAGGTGGTGCAAGGCTACGACAATCGCCTTCCTGCGCCGACAGGGCCGAACTACGTTCAGTTCTGGATGATCGGCAATACGCGGCTTGCAACCAACTGGAATGACTACGTGGGCAACACACAGCCGTTGCCCGCACCGCAGGACGGAAAGATGCAGGCCCGAATGGGGACAGAAGCACGAGTGCAAATCGACTTCTATGGACCGGCAGCTCAGGAATATGCGGACATGGTAGCGACGCTTTGGCGCGATGAGTACGCATGCCAGGCGTTTGCTGCCATCAATCCCGAAATCCAGCCGTTACATGCCGACGATGCGAAGAACATGCCGATTGTCGACGGCGAATCACAGTATGAACAGCGCTTCATGGTTGAAGCGCTTTTGCAGGTCAACTCAGTAACAACCGTTCCGCAAGACTTTGCCGAAGAACTCGCCATCGAGGAATTCATCAACGTCGACGCGGCTTACCCTCCCGGAGCCTAAACCATGTCGATCCCGGCAAGCCAAGTAGTCAACGTTATTCCCCAGGTGGTGAGCGCGGGCGGCTCCGCGCTGGTCATGAATGGGGTGATGCTCACGAAGAGCGCTGAGATCCCGTTTGGTGTTCTCAATTGGTACGCCGGCGCAACGTCGGTGGGAAATGCATGTGGACTTACATCGCCTGAGTACGGTGCATCAGGGGTGTATTTCAAAGGCTTCACGAACTCGGATGCACTCCCCGCACAACTCGGCCTATTCCGCTACGCCGATGTGGCGCTTGCTGCTCAATTGCGCGGGGCATCGCTCGCTTCGATGACGCTTTCACAGCTTCAGGCGTTGTCGGGTACGCTGACCTTCACGATTGATGGCACTGCTGTGACATCTGGCAGTATCAACCTTGCCACTGCTACCAGCTTTTCCAACGCGGCAACGATCATCGCGGCTGCGTTCACGGGCGCCAAGGTGCCGACGGTAGCTTTCGATTCGATTCAATCGTGCTTTGTGTTCTCGTCGCCCACGACGGGTGCGACCACATCTAGCATGACCTACGCAACCGGCACCCTTGCGGCCGGTTTGCTGTTGGGGCAGACAAACGGCGCGATCCTCAGTGCCGGCGCAGATGCGGACACGCCGGCCACCGCAATGCAGAGGCTTATCAAACTCTCGCAAAATTGGGTGACGTTCACCACGATGTGGGAGCCAGACGTCGCTACCAAGTTGGCATTCGCTGCATGGGAAGTCGCGCAAAACAAGCAGTATGCATATATCGCGTGGGATACCGACGCCAGCCCGACCACATCGAGCGCTGCGACGACTTCGTTTGGCTATCAAGTCGATGCAGCAAATGACGATGGTGTGTGCCCGATTTGGGTTCCTGCCTCGGTCGGCGTTCTTCGCGCCGCGTTCATCATGGGATCGACTGCTTCTATCGATTTCAATGCGACGAATGGCCGGATCACATATGCCTTCAAGTCGCAGGCAGGAATGACGGCGGATGTCACGGACGTTGATATCGCTAACAACCTGAAGGCCAACGGCTATAACTATATCGGCCAGTACGCGACCCGAAACGACGGGTTCATTTGGTTGATGCCGGGGTCGGTAGCCGGCCAATATGACTGGCTTGATGCATACATCAACCAGATTTGGCTTAACAACCAATTCCAACTGGCATTGATGACGCTGCTCGATCAAGTCAAGTCTATTCCGTACAACAACGATGGATATGGCTTGATTCGACAGTCTTGCATGGATCCGATCAACGCAGCATTGAACTTCGGTGCGATTCGCAATGACGTACCGTTGTCGGCCCAGCAGGCCGCAATCGTTAACAACGCGGCCGGCGTCGCGATCGATAAGACTCTAAGCGCCCAAGGCTGGTACTTGCAGATTCTTCCGGCGTCCCCTCAGGTGCGTGCAGCGCGTGGTACGCCGCCGATGAAATTCTGGTACATGGACGGCGGCAGCGTGCAGCAGATCACCATGAACAGCATCCTTGTCCAATAAGGGGGAACCATGCCTTCGATTACCTCGGCAAACGCCAAGTTTGTCCTGTCTGTTGCCAACTTCCTGCCGATTCCGCAGACGCTCAAGGGTTACGCTTCCGATACAGCTTTTACTGGCGATGACGTGACAACGAAGGAAGTCCAAAAGGGTGTGGACGGCATCATTTCGGCCGGCTGGCTGCCGCAATTGCATGTCCAGACCATCGAATTGCAGGCCGATTCGCCGTCTCTGTTGCTGTTTGAGCAGTGGTGGCAGGCTGAGAACTCGCAGCAAGAATCATATTGGGCGAGTGGAACCATCCTCGTTTCCTCGATCGGCAAGCTATACACCATGAATAACGGTGTTCTGTCGCGCATCAAATCGATGCCTGGGGCACAAAAGGTATTGCAGCCGTTCGCATACCAGATCACCTGGGGCGATGTCATCGTCTCTCCGGTCTGAGAAAGGAGCATAAAACATGGCGCGCAAGGAAGTTGTAATCACCATCGACGACAAGAGCCGAGACAACGGCAAGACGTTCAAGATCGTGGAAATGGATGCGGTCAATGCGGAGCGCTGGGCTCTGCGGGCTCTGTTCGCCCTAATGGGGGCCGGCGTCGAGGTTCCAGACGATATAGGAAAGTCGGGCATGTCCGGTCTGTTTGCTATCGGCCTACAGGCGCTCGGGAAGTTGCCGTTTCATGTGGCCGAGCCACTGCTCGAAGAGATGTGGGAATGCGTTCATATCATCCGTGATACGCGCCATCCTGAAATGTCATTCAAGCCGACCGAAGACGATGTGGAGGAAGTGTCGACGCGTCTGAAACTGCGCACGGCAGTCATGAAGCTCCATCTTGATTTTTTTACAGCCGCCGCCGGCTCGACCTCCCGAGGGTAATGGGTGGCGGCGAGTATGTAGAGACACTTTCGTGCCCTAACGTCTCAGACGCGATTGATCTTGTTACACGCTCTAGGTATGCAACATTCGGCGAACTGTCTACGGTCTTGGGGACGCAAGACCTATACGATCTTGTTGAGATCGTCATAGTCAGCAGCCATAACGAGCGCGCAATCCAAGCGCGCAGGGATGCGGCGAATGGCCACAACAATCGTTGACGCTCTGGTTATAACGCTCGGACTTGATCTTTCCGGCTTCAAGAAGGGGAAGCAGGACGCTGCGAAAATCACGTCCGAGATGACAAAGGAGCAGATTAAGGCCCTTAAGAAAGCCGAATCTGCTGCGAAGAAAGCCGCCAAGGAGCAGGAAGAGGCCAACAAACGCGCGAAGGAATCGTTCACCAAACTTCGTAACGAAGTGTTAGCCCTAGCTGCCATATTCACTGGCGGCGTCGGGATCAAGAACTTCATCGAGGAAACAATCGGCAGTGCGGTCAACTTGGGCTACATGTCCAAGAACCTGCAGATGTCCACGACCGATCTCGCCGCGTGGCAGAACGCCGCACGTCGCGCCGGTTCGTCCGCTGAAGGAATCACGGCGGCGTTGTCTGCATCTCAGCAGGAAGTCGCCAAGTTCAAGATTGGTCAGGTAACAGAAGGTGTGCAACAGTTCTTCCGCTGGGGTGGAAACGTCAGCGAATTGAAGGACGGCAACACTTATCTTCTCGCGCGAGCCCGCATTATCCAGAACATGTATCGGACTGATCCGGGACGTGCGCGGCTTGTAGCCCAGCAGATGGGGGTGTCTGATAGTGAGTTCAACTTTATTCGACAAGGCCCGGCGGCGATCCTTGCGCTAGTTGATGCACAAAAAAAGAACTCAGCAGTCACCGATGAAATGGCTCAGAAGGCCCAAGAGCTTCGCAATAAGTGGCTCGACCTGACGGATCGCTTCAAATACACCGGGACTGTGGTTCTCCTCGAATTGATGCCGGTTCTTGAGCAACTGGCAGGCAAGTTGATGAAGGCTGCCGAATATGCAGCGGACCATAAGGAGGACATTGTCGAGTGGGCGAAATCCGCTGTTACGGCAATTGAAGACCTCGTTCAATGGGCGGACAAAGCCGCAGAGTCCGTAGGCGGCTGGAAAAATGTTCTCATTGGCCTGGCCGCGCTGAAGGTGCTATCGATGGCGGCGAACCTCTTAAAGCTCGCCGGCGCATTCCGGGCACTTGCTGCGGGGATTGGTGCGGCCAATGGTACTGCGGCTGGGGGCGCCCTTATCGGATTGCTCACCAATCCTGTTTTTCTCGGAGGGATGTTGTATTCGTCCGGCTTGAATAAGGGCGAAGACGAATATCTGAAGGATCGGCTTGGGGTGTCAGGCGGGGATGCGTCAGATCGAGCGCAATACATGATGAATGCGTTTCAGAAGTCTGGATACTCGCGCGCTCAGGCCGCAGGAATCGTCGGTTCGACGATTCAGGAAAGCCAACTCGATCCCAACGCAAAGAACAAATCAAGCGGCGCATTTGGTATCGGCCAATGGCTCGGGTCTCGAAAGAAGGACTTCGAAAAGCTGTTCTCTCAGAAGATCGAGGATTCGTCATTTGAGCAGCAGGTCGATTTCATGATCTGGGAACTCAAGAACACGGAGAAGCGTGCAGGCGATGCCATCAAGGCCACGAAAACGCCCGGTGGGGCCGCCCTCATTCATTCGAATGACTATGAACGCCCGGGCGAGGCCGAAGCAAACAACGAGGCTCGGATTCGATATGCAAAGCAGGTATTCGAAGGAAACGCCCGTACAGATGCCGGCGCCGTTGGCTCCAATGCCTCACAGGCTGCTGCCGCCTCTGTGAACAACACCAGCAATAGCACGCAAACGAACTCGACGCACTTCCACGGCCCCATCCAAATCACCGCGCCGACATCGGATCCAGCCGCCTTTGCGAATGCTTTCAAGAGCGAAGTGCGTAAGTACTCGTTCACGATGCCGCAAGCAAATACGGGAGTGACCCCCTGATGGCTCTCGATTTCATTTCCGTCCCGAAATTTCCCAGTATTCCGGCACTTCCAGGCGTGCCGCCATTGGCTCGTGGCGCTGCGGTAAGCGTGGTATCGGCAATCAACGATGGGCCGTTGAATATTGTCTCTGGGCTGGGGCTGTCAGCGCTTTCGTCGATCTTGTCGTCGCTATTTGGCCCAGGCGCGTCCTCCCTCGTCTACGGGGTATTTTCGTCTGACGGAACGTCATTTTTAGAGCCTGATTCTATCCTCGCATTCGACTATACGAACGAATCCAGATTGCCTGACTACCCAGTCGAGCAAGGGTCTTTCGAGACATACAACAAGGTCGACACACCGTACATAACGCATCTGCGGATGGTTAAGGGAGGTTCCAGTTACGAGCGCGCGCAATTCTTGCTGCAATTGGAATATTTGCGCAAATCGACCGAGCTGGTAACGGTCTTGACGCCAGAGCGTCCTTACGTCAACGCCAATGTGGTGGCTTATCGATATGGCAGGGATAGTCGTCAAGGAGTTGCATTGGTCATTGCGGACGTGGCAATTCAAGAGGTTCGTCAGGCCCCAGCGGCGCAATTCACCTCAACGGAAGAGCCTGCTTCAGAGGACACCTTCAGTTTGGGTCAAGTACAGTCTCAGGCGGTTTCAGCCGCTAACTCAGTTCTGTTCGGCCCGGTATCAACTGTACTTGGAGCAAACGGCCTTCCCAATGTGAGGGGGCTGTTATGAGAACGGTCCCGCTTCAGGCGCTTGCTTCGCAGGCAATCACGATCATCTTGGGCGGCCAGAATTGCCGGATCAAAGTCGATCAGAAGCGCACGGGGATGTTCTTCTCGCTCTGGATCAACAACGTCGCTCTCGTGACTAGCGTGCAGGCCAGAGATCGAACGTTATTGGTCAGACAACCTTACCTAGGATTCGTGGGTGATCTCTCGTTTTTCGATACCCAAGGCACCGACGATCCTGAATATCAAGGGCTTGGCACGCGTTGGTTCTTGAACTATATCGAGGCGGCCGACAAATGAGCCTGACCAAAAAGAAGATCGACATCACGATCACGCTCGCTGAGGGGCAGTTCGGAGAGACCGCTGGCAATCAAGTGAAGCTAACGGGACTGCGGGTTTCTGCCGAAATCCAGTCCTATGGAGGTGAATCTCAGCCTCAAGCCCAATTGCGGATCTTTGGTGTGCCGTTATCGATCATCAATCAGATTACGGCGATTGGCCCCATCAATTCAGCGATCCTGTTCAAAAACTCTGTCCTTGTTGAGGCTGGCGACGATGAGACGGGCATGCGTACCGTTTATCAGGGCTCAATCTGGCAGGCATGGGGAGAGTTCGACCAGCAGCCGTACACGCCGCTGAACATCATTGGTTTGGGCGGTCTCGACTATTCGTTATCGCCTGCGAAACCGACAAGTATTCAGGGGGCAGCAGACGTTGCAGAACTCATGCGAGGATTCGCAAATACGATGGGGCTCGCGTTCGAGAACAACGGCGTGTCTGTTCAGCTTTCTCATCCGTACCTGCAAGGGTCTCTGATGAATCAAGTTAAGGACTGCGCCGAGGCCGCAGACATCAATTATGTCATCGACCGTGGGACGCTCGCCATTTGGCCTGCCGATGGCACCAGACCAGAACCAGAACCGCCATTAATTTCACCAACGACAGGCATGGTTGGATATCCGAAATTCGCGTCCAACGGGCTGATGGTTTCGGCCTATTTCAATCCGAACTTCAAGATTGGTGGCGTGGTCACTGTCGAAAGCCAAATTCAAGCGGCATGTGGGAATTGGCGAGTCCTACAACTGACCCATTCTTTGGCCTCAGAGACGCCGAGCGGCCCCTGGTTCTCCAACCTCATGGGGGTGCCGAACTATGTCGACTGAGGATATTGGATATCGGGGAATCGGCCGCGCTGTCGACGCGGCGCCTGGGTTCAATGAAATGCGGTTCGTGTTCATGTCACTCATGGCTCGCATGTCTTTTTGCACTCTGGTCGAGGTAAAAGGCGTTACGAATGCAGGTGGGATATCGCCAGTCGGCTTCGTAGATGTGCAGCCATTGATCAATCAGACCGATGGCCAGGGGAATGCCATTGAGCACGGCATCATTTACGGCATCCCATATATGCGCATTCAGGGCGGCAGCAACGCCATCATCATTGATCCCGTAGTCGGGGATATTGGGATGTGCTCGTTTGCTGACCGGGATATTTCGGTGGTGAAAAACACGAAGGCACGGGCAAATCCGGGATCGAAGCGCAAGTTATCCAAGGCCGACGGGATATACACCGGTGGATGCCTCAATGGCACTCCATCCCAGTATGTGCGCTTTGCCGATGGCATTGTCGAACTGATCGGAACCAACAACCTGAACGTGAAGGCCCCCAACGTAGCGATTACCGGCGATTCAAAGGTAAGCATCATCTCGCCAAATATCGCATTGAACGGAAATCTGACGATGGCGGGGGAGACCGGAGGTTCTTCGGAGGCTACGCTTACGGGTAATTTCAATATCAATGGCTCGATCAAGAACAACGGCAAGAACATCGGAGACGTTCATACGCACAACGGCGTACAGCCGGGGAGTGGCAATTCTGGGGACGTTAACTGATGAACACGATGCTTCTCGATCAAGAGATTTGGGATGTATGCCTTGACGCAAATGGTGACTGGGCGATGGCCTCGGATCCCTACGCGCTTGCGCAGGATGTTGCTAGTGAACTAAAGACCTTCTTGGGTGAGTGCTACTACGACACTTCGGTTGGCATTCGCTACAAAGAAGACATCCTCGGCAAACTTCCGCCGATTTCATTGGTGCGTTCGCAAATGGAAACCGCTGCTCTTCGTGTTGTCGGAATACGAACCGCTCAGTGCGTTTTCGATTCGTTCAGCAATCGGGCACTTTCTGGCTATGTGTTGTGTTCGACGACGGCCAATCAGACCTTCAAGGTCATGTTTTAAGAGGAAATCATGGCGGGCACTTCCAGCGTACCGGGGATCGATTGGCAACCGACAGGGCCGGTTCTGCCTGCTGAGAGCGACATCCTCGCTGGCGTCCAGCAGGATATGAATGCCGCGTTTGGCGGCAATATGAGTTCCAATCTTAGTGCGCCGCAAGGACAGGTCGCGCAATCCACGACAGCGATTGTTGGAAGCAAGAACGATGACATCCTTTCTGTGGTTAATGGGATGGACCCAGACCTAGCATCAGGGCGTATGCAGGATGCTATCGGGCGCATTTACTTCATCGACAGAAACCCGGCAGAACCGACTACTGTGACGGCAACCTGTGTCGGCTTGGTTGGTACGGTGATTCCGACAGGTGCCCGAGCTATTGCGACAGATAACAACGTCTACATTTGCACGCAGGCAGGAGTTATTCCCGCATCAGGCTCGATAAATTTGGCATTCGCATGCCAAACAAACGGCCCTATCGCATGCCCAGCGGGTTCATTAAACCGGATCTATCAGCAAATCCCCGGATGGGACACGATCAACAATCCTGCAGATGGGATATTGGGAACAGATGTCGAATCACGGGCCGATTTCGAATATCGGAGACGGCAGTCAGTAGCGAAGAACTCCAGCGGAATGGTCCCGTCCGTGCGAGGGGCAGTACTCGGCGTCGCTAATGTTCTTGATGCCTATGTTACCGACAATGGGTCTGGATCAAGCGTTGTCATCGGCGGCGTAACGCTGATTCCGCACTCGCTATATGTGTGCGTAGCCGGCGGGGCTGCGCAGGACATCGGCAATGCGATTTGGTCGAAGAAGGCCCCCGGATGTGATTACAACGGGAGTACCACCGTTACAGTCCATGACACAGATGGATACACCGCACCTTTCCCACAATACACCGTCAAGTTCCAGATCGCGGCGAGCCTGCCGATCTATTTTTCAGTGAACATTGTTGATAACGGTACATTGCCTGCTGATATCGAAACACAGGTGAAGACGGCGATCAAAAAAGCATTCAGTGGGTCGGACGGCGGCCAACGTGCCAGAATTGGACGCGACATGTTAGCCAGTCGCTATTACGGTCCGGTTGAGGCCATCGACGAAAATCTTGAGCTTGATTCGATCTACATTGGCACGTCTGCCAACCCAACAAGTGGAAACCGCATAGCGGTGAATATCAACCAGATTCCGACGATCGATGATGCGGACATCACGGTAAATCTCATCTCCTGATGCCATGCAAAACGTTCAGCAAACCATCCTCTCACAATATTCGAACGCTCCGACGCTTAATCAGCTAATCGAGAGCATGAACGGGTATGTCGACCCCACTGCGGATATTGACGCTTTTTTCACCATGATGTGGGACGTCTCCACGGCTGTTGGGAAGGGGCTAGACAATTGGGGAAAGATTGTCGGCCTCCCTAATGGGCGCCTGCTGCAGATACCTGGTACGGAAGTGTATTTCGGCTTTGATGAGGCAGGTGTAGCGAGTGCGCGGCCCTTCGATAACGGCGTCTTCTTCAATGGCACCGTTCCGATGCAGAACTACTATCTCTCCGATGACGCGTTCCGAACGCTGATTATGGTTAAGGCGCTCGTGAACATAACGGATTGCTCGATTCCCAGTATCAACGCACTGCTCCAAAGTCTATTCAAAGGACGCGGGCGGTGCTACGTCATCGACAATGGGAATATGTCGATGCGCTTCACTTTCGAGTTCTATCTTCAACCTTTTGAGGTGGCTATTCTTACGCAATCTGGGATCTTGCCGCGCCCGACTGGCGTCGATTTCAGTTACATACAGGTGCCTGTCCCCAATGTGTTCGGCTTCTTCGAGGCTGGAATCGAGAGCGCGGCTCCGTTTGACCAAGGGTCGTTCTACGAGGCGTAAGACATGAAAGCTACCGATATTCCAGTAACAAAATTGCCGCTTGCATTTGCGGCAAATGGTGCCAAGCAGACGATTCCTGAGGCAAGCCAAATCGGGGTAGTCGATGGCCGAGCATCGCTTAACGACGGTTTCCCGCCGCTCACACGTACTCCGATTGCCGCAGGTGGTGTGCCGCCTTTCGGAACCGACATGAATGGCATTCTCTTCATGGTGTCTGCCTGGACTCGATGGCTGAACGCCGGCGGTCAGGTTGGCTTCGATGCGACATTCTCGGCAGATACAAACGTCGATGGCTATCCGATGGGTGCGGTTCTGGCGCGTGCGGACGGAATGGGATTCTGGCTGAGTTTGATGGACAACAATACATCGAACCCCGACAGTCCCGGTGCAACTGGATGGGCGCCCCTAGAATCGTATGGCATATCTCCCGTCACTGGGCTGACTACGGGCACCGTGACGCTAACTCCGGCCCAGTATGGTCTACCGATCATCACCTTGGCAGGAGCATTGACTGGTAATGTTCAGTTGGTTTTCCCCGCGACGAAGAATCAGTGGCTAATCATCAACAACACCACTGGCAACTTCTCGGTCACGGCCAAAACGGCGGGCGGAACCGGGGTAATCGTTCAGCAGGCCGGATCGGCAAATATTTATGGTGATGGGGTAAATATCGTATTGCCGCCTGCGCTGCAAGTCGGCACTGCAACGCAACCGCAGCACGCGGCGCAATTGTCGCAGCTTGTAGGCGTACAAGGTGGCTTCAAAAACCTCAAAATCGCAGCGCAGGGTGCTAACAACTCTTCGGCAGTCGTCACGGTTGACGAGATCATGCTCGAAACGGCGACAAACGTCGTTACGACGGCACGCGGGGTCAGCGTAACGATCAATTCGGCGGGGACTGTTGGGCAGCCCAATAGCTTGAGCACAGGCACGCTCGCAGCTAATACATGGTATTACGTTTGGGTTTGGTACAACGGGACGACCGTTTGCGGGACGTTGGACCCGAGCGCCACGGTGCCTACTGCTCCTGCCGGATTTACGGGGGGCTACCGGGCGCGCGTCGGTGCAGTGCGCACGGATAGCTCGGGCAGTAAATACCTATTGCAGACGTTGCAATACGGGCGGAAAGCGCAGTACGTTGTGAACACTGCTTCAGGTTCGAATGTCCCCTATCTGCCTGCTCTGGCATCGTCAGTCACGGGGAACCCGGATACACCCACCTACACTGCACTTGCTGTGGGGTCTTTTGTACCCCCGACCGCAAGCGAAATCGACCTCGTAATGAAGGCCGGATCAACTGGCGGTCATTCAATTTGTGCGCCCAATAGTTCCTATTCGAGGGCAACTTCTACACTTGATACGCCGCCGATGGTGATTTGTATTTCTGGGTATGGTCCGGCGCCGATTGTTACGCGTGCTTTGATTACGTTGGAAAGTACCAACATATATTACGCCAACAACGATACGACTTACGGTGTGTTGTGTTGTGCTGGATGGGTTGACAATCTTTAAGGTCCTTTGATGCTCATCAACAAAACCGCCGCAATCTTCAAGCCGTTCGCCGTCGAGAGTTCGGTGGTGTTCTTCAATGGCCGACTCTTGGTTATGTACATTTCGCGCGTTCCGCGCCTGTCGTCTACTCTCGTCGCAGCGGATTACTTTACCGGCGAGATTGTCGCGTCAGCGCCTGCCAACGATTTGACGCTCGGATGCGCACTGGTTATCGGCACTCGCCTGCACTATTGGGGCACGCGGAACGTTGGTCCAGCGGGCAATAGTATCTGGCACATGTATACCGACGACCTCGTAACGTGGAGCATACCGGATCAAGCATGGGCTGCTGGAGATCCGAGACAGAAGATTTTCAACACGTCGGTGTGCTTCGATCCCGATGCCAATCGTTACGTGATGGCATATGAGACTTCGGAGCCGTATTACGGTTACGTTGACTTCAACATTCGCTGGCTAGTCTCGACAGATCTTGTCACCTGGGCGCCTTACGGCAACGTATTCGGCTCGGATCGCTACGTCGCATGTCCCCGCATCGATTACTCGAATGGGTACTACTACATGCATTATCTCGTCACGGAATCGGGTATCTACAAGACGCGTGTCGCCCGGGCGACAGATCCCTGTTCGACGTGGACTGAATCGACCAAATACGCATTGACGCCGACGCTTCCGGATGAGCTTACGAATACGTCCGACATCGATTTCTGCGAACTGGGAGACAACCTGTATTTCACCTATGCCGCTGGCGATCAAGGTATGAGCGCCACGAACGCTATGGATTTGAAACAGGCATTCGCATGGGGTACTCGGGCCGCGTATCTGACATCGTTTTTTTCGTAAAGGACAACACCATGGGCTACGCGATTAACCAATCGAATGGGTTCCGTGCCATCGACTCTGCTTCCGACTGCAATTCTGGCGAGACCTATTATGACGCACTGCCAAGCCCTTGGCCTCCGGCACCGACACTTAGCGAAGCGCAGAAGTCGCAAAGCGATGTGATCGATTCGGCCTACTTGGTTGCGGCACAGTTGGACGTCTCTTACACGACCGCCGCTGGCGTGACCAAAACGTATCAGGCCGACTGCGACGAATCGACTGGCTTTGACAGTCAAAGCGTGCTGCTCAAAGCCGTGACCGGATACGCCCTAGCGGGCGCGGTACCGCCCGGCTTCTTCTGGAAGTCCGCTGACAACACATTGGTCCCGTTCACGCTCGATGACCTGAAGGGCCTTTACTCGGTCATGCTCTCGCAAGTGAGTGAGGCGTTCGCTAAGCGGGCAACGCTGAAGTCCAATATCGCTGCGGCGAAGACGATTGCGGCCGTCGAAGGGATTACTTGGGAGTGACACTAGGCCTACTTGCCCAACTCGACTTTGGGTTCGGGCAGACTTCTTGCGCGGCGTGAGAAATATGGGCGTTCTAGGATGAAATAAGACACGATTGCTATAGCGACTGCTGTTCCAAGGATTTGAATGTAGCGCATCAGAATTTCGCCAAACGATGTCGCAGGCGGAAGCTCATTGAAAAGTGTGCCGATCACGACAGAGTGAACGAGGTACAGCGAATAGCTAATCTTTCCTATCGCACGAATTGGGCCGAAACAAAGAATTTTTCTCGTCGTGCTACCTGAGACAAACGATTCCCGGATCAGAACGGAAAAAAGCAGCGACACCACAATGTAATATCCACCGTCCATAGTGAGGGTGGTTATCCGCTGCCATTGATGCAACCAAAGCGACATCATCGCCAGCAAAGCTAGGAAGGCAGCCCCGGCGACCATATTGGACCTCCTGATGCTATGCGTCGGATGGGAAAATTCCGGGCGAATCGCTAGGCTGACGCCAATCAGAAACGCTGCGAATCTTCCGAGATCAATAGGATTTATGCCCGAGATATGGTTGGACACCACGCTAGTCGCTACGGCGAGCAGGGTTGTCACTATAAGAAGTAGCCAACCCTTTGCGTTAAACACCTTGGCGCCGAGGAAAATCAGCACGTAGAAGACCCATTCCCACGCAAGTGACCATGTTACGTCATTGAGGGTCGGGGTACTCTGGATGAGCGGGGCGACAAACGTTACGTTCGATATGAACGTAAGCACATCCCATGAGTGCGTGACGTAAGCGATGTATAGGCATACGGCCAAGTGCGCAGGCAGCAGACGTGATATCCGGTGCTTGATAAATGTTGCGCGCTGTTGCTTGCCCGATATCGAGCGGAAAATCAGATATCCGCTGAGGATAAAAAAGAGATCGACGCCAATTTGCCCGGCGCGAAAGAGTGACACGATGCTGTGTGCTACACCATTCGGTGACAGGAAGTAGTTCGTGCTTGCGTAAATGCCAGTAAAGTGGAACGTGAAAACCACGAGAATTGCGAACCCCCGCAAGCCATCGAACGCGTCGATGTGAGTCGACGATGCGGGCGATTCTTTCCCTGAAGGTGATCCATCTCGGTTTTTTGTCATGAATTCACTATTTACGCAGCCGCTAAAGCTGTGAATCTTACATCGAATTCCTACATACCTTCCATTTCTAGGGGTATTTGGCGACGAGTCACCAATTCATCCTAGCGTTTCAGAGCCAGGCCACCTTCGGGTGGCTTTTTTGTTTTGGCCGCATCGAGTCTCTGCGTTCACGTTTTGAGGTGTCTACGATTACGAGGAAATCGAGATACAGCAAGGAATAACGATGGACGACCAGACGACGTTGTTGGTGAAGATTGGAGGTTCCGCAGCGTTCGGGGCCGCCGTCGCACTCAAGTTCATTCCGGGGAATTGGTGGCAGCGCGGGCTCTCGTTCGGGGCGAGCCTAGGAATTGGCTGCCTTGTTGGCGGGTTCGTGGCCGAGAAGTACACGATCATACCGGGAAGCATCACACACATGCTTGCAGTAGCAACGGCGGCGGTGTTCGGGCTATCGCTCGTGAGCAATTTGATGCAGCAGATCCCGGAATGGCTGGCGGCTGCCCGTCGGAAGATTCTCGGGAGCTAACCATGCTGGCCGCAATCAATCTTATTGCTAACTCTGTGATTTTTTCGTTATCTCTGTGGGCCGTTTTGACTCATCGAGTACCTACGCGAAGTGGTGGGGCTGTAGTTCTGTTGATCGTCAATTCCGCTGCAATCGGCAATATTGGATCGCCCCTTGCCTGTCATAGCGCGCCAGAGGTGACTCTCAATGTAGCCATTGCCATAGCGTCCCTGTGGGGCTTCTGGCAACTCCAAATCCGACGCCGATTCTTCAAGGAGCTAGGCCATGACGCCCGCTGATGCGTTGTCCAATGCTATCAATCCGGCGCTGGCGCTGTTGCCGCCATTCATGACCAGCGATAAGGCTCGGATAGAACTCTTGTCCATCGGTTTGCAAGAGTCGCATCTTACTTTTCGGCGACAGATGCCGACAGGGCCAGCGCGTGGATTGTGGCAGTGCGAACAAGGTACGCAGGCATCGCGCGGTGGAATCTGGGGACTCTATCTGTTCAAGGGAACGAGCGGCTATCTCAGCGATCTGTGTGCCGCCCGTAAGGTTGCGTATGACCCTGTAGCTATCTATAGCTCGCTGGAGTCAGACGACATTCTCGCCGCAGGATGTGCCCGGCTGCTGCTCTACACCGATCCACAGCCGTTACCCGATGTAGACGACGTGGAAGGCTCATGGGGTCTGTATCTTCGCGTATGGCGCCCCGGAAAGCCCCGCCCGGCAGAGTGGCCCGCAAATCACACCGCTGCAATGGGGGCGCTATGACTATCCTTGATCCGCGCGTATGGGGCGCCTTCCTGCTCGCCATGGCATTTGCTCTCGGCGGCGGCTACTGGAAGGGCCATCACGACGCCGACCAGTCAGCCACTGTCGCCGCCCAAGCGAAGCAAATCAAAGACCTTTCCGATTCTAACAACTTCTATCGCCAGACGACTCAAACGCTGACTAGGATCTCAACCGATGCTAAAAAATCTGCTGACACTGCGGGCATTGCGGCTCGCACCTCTGATGCTGCTTATGAACGGGTGCGCAAGCAGCTTGCCGAATATACCGCCGCCGCGCGACATTCCGCCGCTTCCAGCGGAAGCGCGCCAGCCGGAGGGGGAACAGATCCCCTCGATATGCTCGCAGGGCTGTTCAGCCGGGCTGACAAAGCTGCGGGAGAACTCGCTGAATTTGCTGACGCTGCCCACATCGCAGGGCTTGCCTGTGAGCGCAGTTACGACGCGTTAACGGTGATCGAGAAGAACTGATTGGCGTGCCAAGTTAGACACTCGGCATCAAGTTAGACAAAAGGCCCGACGAGCAGAACTCGTCAGGCCTTCTATTTCCTGGTCGGGGCGAGAGGATTTGAACCTCCGACCACCTGCACCCCATGCAGGTACGCTACCAGGCTGCGCTACGCCCCGTGAGAAATGCGTCGTTTAGATGCATTGCTCGAAAGCAGGCGATTATAGCAGAGCTTTGCGCGGGAAAGGAAGGGGGGATGCGCATCGCCCGCATATTTTTTACATCACGCGCCGATAGTACGGCGTAGGCGGCCGACAAAACCCCATGATGGTTATTCCGGATGTTGAATTCGGGGGGGCTTACGATAATGGAATTCTGCCTAATCCTGCCCGTCCGGGCTCGGAGCAAGCGATGCCGCAAATCCTGGGGTTCGAGGCCGCGCGCGATCTTCTTCTCGCGCAGCGTACCCACTACGAGGTGGCGTACCGTGATTTTCGCTGGCCGGTTCTCTCTCGCTTCAACTGGGCACTCGATTTTTTCGACGCCCAAGCCTTAGACAACGATCATCCCGCACTCTGGGTTGTCGAAGAGGACGGTCGCGAGACGCGCCTGTCCTTCGCCGAGATGTCCGCACGCTCCAATCGAGTCGCCAATTTCCTGCGCGAACAAGGGGTGTCGCGCGGCGACCGCGTGCTACTCATGCTCCCCAATCAGGTCGAACTCTGGGACCTCATGCTTGCTTGCATGAAGCTCGGCGCCGTCATGATTCCCGCGACGACCCTGCTCACCGCAGGCGATCTCGCCGACCGGCTGGAGCGCGGCCGTGTTCGCCACGTCGTCACCACCGCCCGCGACGCCCTCAAGTTCGCTCATCTACCCGGCGACTACGGCCGCATCGCCGTCGGCGACAACCCGCCCGAAGGATGGACGCCACTTGCGCCTGCTTACGACGCCTCGGATCAATTCACCCCCGACGGCACCACGCTCGCGACCGATCCGCTGCTGCTGTACTTCACCTCCGGCACCACGTCACGACCCAAGCTCGTGTTGCATTCGCATCAGAGTTACCCCGTCGGTCATCTCGCCACGATGTATTGGCTTGGCCTGCAACCAGGCGACATTCACTGGAACATCAGCTCGCCGGGATGGGCGAAGCATGCCTGGAGCTGTTTCTTCGCGCCTTGGAACGCGGGCGCGACCATCTTCATCTACAACTTCTCGCGCTTCGACGCACGTGCCGCGCTGGAGACAGCGACACGCTGCGGCGTCACCACGCTGTGCGCGCCGCCCACCGTCTGGCGAATGATGATTCAGGAAGATCTGACACGCCACGCAGGGAAGTTCCGCGAACTGATCGGCGCTGGCGAGCCGCTCAATCCCGAAGTGATCGAGCAGGTCAAGCGCGCCTGGAAGATCACGATTCGCGACGGCTACGGCCAAACCGAAACGTGCTGCCAGATCGGCAATTCCCCGGGACAACCGGTGAAGGCGGGAGCGATGGGGCGTCCGATGCCGGGATATCGCGTCGTGCTGCTCGATCACAACGGCAATGAGGCCGACGAAGGCGAGATCGCGCTCGTTCTGTCGTCGCGTCCGACCGGATTGATGCAGGGATATGAAGACGACAGGGAAAAGACCGCCGAGGCCATGCGCGACGGCTACTACCACACGGGTGACGTCGCCATGCGCGACGAGCGCGGCTACTTTACTTATGTGGGCCGGGCGGACGATGTCTTCAAGGCGTCGGACTACCGCATCAGCCCGTTCGAGCTGGAAAGCGAACTGATCAAACACCCTGCCGTGGCCGAGGCCGGTGTGGTGCCGAGCCCCGATCCGGTGCGGCTTGCCGTGCCGAAGGCGTTCATCACCCTGCGCGCAGGCTTTCACGCCGACGATACGCTCGCCCTCGACATCCTGCGCTTCTGTCGCGATCACCTGGCGCCATACAAACGTATCCGGCGCATCGAATTCTGCGATCTGCCGAAGACAATCTCCGGCAAGATTCGTCGCGTCGAACTACGCCGTGCAGAGGAAGGACGTGATCCGCAAAGCCGTCGGGCGATGGAGTTCTGGGACGTCGATTTCGCCGATCTCAAATGA